CCTAAAATTATAACTAGGTTTTTTAAATTTATATCTAGCGTAGTCATTTACCACAAGTACACTTTCCATCTTCGCAACAAGGATTAATCATTCTTTATCCATCTCTGTTTTAATATTTTCTTTAGAAATAGGAGTAGTGTCATTGTACCATTCTACTTCCCAATCAAAATCACTACCAGTTTTACCATTTGTTGTTACTGAAAAAACAGCATTAGAATTTAAACTTAATATTGCCTCAGATATATTTTTAGTCAAAGGTGTCATGCTCCAATCTCCATTAATGTAAGTGTGCTTTGTGTTCCGTTAATACCTAAATAAGCTAAGCCACCACCTTGTTTAAATCTATAAACAGCATAAGTTGTAGCACTACTAGAATTAGGACTATCAAGATAAGTCATTGATACTGGTTGATACCGATAAGTAACTTTTGAGTTATCATCTATTCTATCAATATGAATTTCATGTCCTATTCCACTACCTCCTCTATAAAGTTTTAATTTACTGTAACTATTAGCACTATCGTTATTTGCAGAAACACTATCAAAATGTACTAATATTTTACTAGATGAAGATGTAGGAGTTATAGCTCCAGTAATAAAAGAAGTTGCATAAGATGTATTATTAAAATTTTGTTCAGTATTAAAAGTGTGTTGCACAGTTTGTAAAACCTTACCCCCACTAAAGTTGGCATTAGGCAAAGTACCTGTAACACCAGTGTCTAATTTTAAAAATGTCTGTGCCATTATGCGTTCTCCAATGCTTGTACTCTTGCTTCAAGAGTTTCTATTTTTGTTATTGCTTCTTGTAAGGCACTTGTCAGTAAAGGAACTAATTTAGAATGGTCAATAGATTGTGCATTTATTTCTGTTGTAGAATAAGTTTTTGCATCGCCAACTTTTTTACTCGGATTATCTCCTTGTGTTTCTACATCATCAGCCGTATATTTTGTTTTAACAGCCATAGCATCTTTATCACCACTAATTGCTTCTGGTACGACACTAGATACTTCATGTGCAAAGAAGCCATCTACTTTAACTTTGACTTCATTAGGGTCATTTTTCCAATTAAATTTATAAGGTTTAAGTTTTTTTAATCTTTCTATTCCATCAGTAATATCTTCTTTGTTTTCTTTTAATCTATAGTCTGATGAAGTATTAAATGAAGCATGAGCATGAGTTGTTGTAATGCTACCTACTATAGTTCCAGAATAATGAAAAGCTGCCGCTTTGCCATTACAGTTAATATAATTAGTTGCTAATGCTATTTCATCATTTCCACTTCTTGTAAGACTTATTCTTTCTCCACCATCTGTCCACATTCCTCCATCAGCATTGAAGCTATTAGACGTTTTGCCAACAAAAATTTCACCATAACTATCAATACGCATTCTTTCAGAGTCACTTGTTTTAAACTGCATACTATTATTACCATGAGCATATACTATTGCACCCATTGTGCCGTTTCCATCATCACCAAAATATATTGAGCCTTCATCATTGTTAGCCGAAAGTATTGATAAACCACTTGCACCACTACCTTCAATAACTAACTCATCACCATTTCCACCTACACTTGCACCACTATCACCTGTTTTAATATGTAAACCTGTGCCTAAATCTTTATTTGATAAACCAGATGTTGCAAAATAATTATCTGCGTCTGCACCAACACTAGCAAAAGATAAAGTACCACTTCCATTAGTTGTTAATGCTTGACCATTAGAGCCATCAGAAACATTAAGCTGAGTTATACCTACAGAATTATTTCCAAGTTTAGCCGAAGTAACTGCACCATCTGAAACTGTTGTTAAAACCCCAACCCCAAAATGTTTAATACCATTACATACTGAACTACCACTAGGAACAAAATCAAACGTCACAGTAGAGCCACTAACAGTATAGTTGCCAGATTGTATTACACCATCAATTTGAATTTGTAATGCGTCTGCACTTACTGGTACAAAAGCTACTGAGTTTTGTGTTAGGTTAAATGTTTGTAAACTTCCATTGAAAGATAAATTATCTAAAGTTGATATGTTATCTATTTGGTCTATTCCTCTGCCTATGTAACTCATTTATTATCCTCTATGTCTTGTAATCTTTGTCTTTCAGTTTCTATTTCTAAATTACTTTTTGGTGTATTTCCATGCCAATCAATTTGAACAGTATTAATATCAACACCATCATTTTGAACAGTAATAGGATTAACACCCAATGATATAATTGCATCTGCAATACTAATAATTTTTGTCATGCTCCTACCTCAAATAAATACATTCTTGACCTACCACTTGCCTCATTAAATTTTGCTGTGCAACTATATGCTTTAATTCTAAACTTATATCGGCAAACTCCAGTTGTATTTGGCGAATCTAAATGTGCAACATAAGGATATGCCCTAATATTATCAGCGTTAGAGCCATCTGATGATGCCATGTAAAGACCATCATAAGAATATTTTGTTTCAAATACTGTCGTGTTATTTGCATCATCAATTTCTCTACTAATACCAAAACCAAGACCCGCTTCCTCATTATTTGATTGTGCTAATAGTTGTGGTTGTATTTGTATAAATATTTTTGAAGATGTTGCAGATGGTGTAATGTTAAGAGCTAAACCTGTATCTTGTAAACTGCCATTAGTCGTTGAAATTGCAGTATCATCTTCAACATTTAAAACTTGTAAAACTTTTCCACCTCCTGCACCAGAAACACTACCTGTGAAATTAAAGGTTTGACTTAAATCAATACCTGTCGGTTTAAGTAAAGTAAAAGCCATTATTCACTCTCCTTTGGATATTTTGTTTTGATTGCTTGGACATTTGTTTTCCATGCTTCTAATCCTTTTTCTGTAATAAATTCTATTTGCGAAGCTATACTTCCATATTCTTTTTGTCTGTTAGCTACAGCGATTGCATTTTTTTCTAAAGTTTCTGCTTGGGAAGATAATGCGTTTAGTTGTGCGTCTGTGGGTTTAGGTTTATCTGTTGCGTTCCATTCTTTGATGTATGCACCTTGACCATCATCTTGTAAAATAACTTCAGTATTAAAATCTGGTTTTCTATCTAAGTATGCTTGTATTTTGTTTGTGTATCTACTCATTATGCAATCCTCATTCCTGAAAACCATGTTCTTCTATGAACACTACCACTTGTATCTGAATAAAAATAACCCGCTGTAGCATTACTATTCCAGTTTAATCTTCCATATAATTCTATGTAATCATTTTGTGCTAAATCTAATAATAATGTTCCTGGCAAACTACCTGTATCAAAAGTTGCTGCCGCACCACCACCTGTATTATGATTAGGCAAACCTTGTATATGAATTACACTTCCATTTTTATATATTCTTGTAAAACCATTATCACAACCATAACTTCCATTAGTAGCAAAGGCTAAACACCAAGCAAATAAATATTTACCTGTTGAAGGAACAGTATATTTATTAGATGAAAAATTGTTTCCAACATCAAATTGTTCTGTATCTAAAGTAACTTTAGTCCATGCATTATCTGTTACACTTTGGTTTGAACTATTTGTTACCATAAAACTTTCTGTTCCTGAGTCACTGCCTATAGTAGCCGAGCCACCTAAAGAAACTGCCGAGCCATTTAATGTAATACTAGAGTTAGCAAGTTTAGAGTTTGCTATACTTCCAGCTAACATATCATTTGTAACTGTGCCTGTGCCAGGTGCTTGTGTGCTAGAAATTTTAGCTACATAAATACAAGTAACTTTGTCTCCAGAAACCAAAGTATCTCCAAGGGTAATTCTAGTTGAAGATGTTAATGACATTGTAGAATTTTCTTGAACTACTCCATTAACTAAAACAATAACGGAACTAAGAGAACTTATGCTTTGGTTAAGATCAATATAGTTTTGTGTTAACCCAGTAAAATACTGGTTAGCTTCTTGTGATATAAAACCACTTTGAGGTTTAGTGCCTAAATATGCCATGTTATGCTACGTCTGTTAATAATGAAACAATAACGTCAGCTGTGCCACTAGCATTATCACTCTTTGCTTTAATACTGCCACCAGAAGGAATTACTATCTTTCCATTAACACACTCTAAACTAGATCCAACAGGTAAAGGAGCTCCTTTAACAATGTATCTATCGTTAGATCCATCATTTAATACAGCGTCTACATTTATAGCTGCTGTACCTGTGTTAGATATTAACAAACCTATTACAATTTGTTTATTAGAAGTTGTGCTTACCACAGTAGTTAAAGAGTTATTTGCTAAACTTGCGTCTGCTTGACTAAAATTATTTGCCATATTTCTCCTAACCTAATGCGATTGCAAAAGGAATACTATTATCCGTTGCTGCAATCGTTAATGTTTCATTACCACCATCATTGTTTTCTGTAAATGTCACATTTGTACCAGCTACTAATTTACCATTAAGATAACCAGCAGTAGTATCATTTGCACTTACAAGAACTTTTACATCTGTATCTGCTACTATACCTACCCAAGCACTACCATTATAATATTTTAAAGTATTGCTTGACGAATTATAATAGAGATCACCTTCAGTCAAAGCGTCACCATCATTATCTACTGTTGGATCGCTTGACTTACTTCCTAAATATACATCATCAAAAGAATCTAAACTAGCAGCCGCAGCTGTTGCACTAGCAGCAGCATTTGTAGCAGAAGTACTAGCATTACTTGCTTGAGTACTTGCTGTAGTTGCTGACGAAGCAGCGTTAGTTGCTGAAGTCGAAGCCTCACCAGCTTTTGTTGTTGCTGTAGTTGCATGACCAGAAGCAGTAGTTGCAGAACTAGCTGCCGCAGTAGCACTTGAAGCCGCATTTGTTGCCGAGGTACTTGCCTCACTTGCTTTGGTAGTAGCTGTAGTAGCAGAAGCTGCTGCATTAGTTTCTGAAGTGCTAGCCTCAGATGCTTTAGTCGTTGCAGTTGAAGCAGATCCTGAAGCAGAACTAGCCGAACTTGCAGCGTTACTTGCTTGAGTAGAAGCAGTTGTTGCTGAATTACCAGCATTAGTTTCTGATGTTGCTGAAGCAGTTGCAGAATTTGCCGAAGCTGTTGCCGAACTTGCTGCTGCTGTTGCCGAACTTGCAGCCGCAGTTGCTGAACTGGTTGCAGTTGCAGCATCTACTATTAAATCCCATTTAGCCGAATCAGTATTAGTTGTAATTGGTTGCGATCCACTTGAGGTATGACTGCTATTACAAATGAATATATTATTTGTTGACGTATCTTTGATAATATCTCTTTGAACATATGCAACACTTGCTGACCAATTACCTTTAAATGTACCTATTTCTTGTGAAAATTCTAATGCATTACCAGCACTGTTTACAGTTAGCAGCTTATTTGCGACCAACTCTGGAAATGTTAAACCATATGCTGTTGATGTAGTAGAAGAAGCTCTAGGAGATAAATTAATATCAATTCCTTTTTGCTGTATCATAGCAATAATTTTATCTAATTCTGTATTAAGTGTTTCTATTGGGAATACACCAGAACTAGGAAAATCTGTACTTCTTGATACTGTTAAGTTTCTAGTAATTGTATATTTATCACCAGCAGTAGCACCAGATCCTAAAGTAATATTACCACCACCTGTTTCTCCAGCACCACTTACTGAGTATTGTGCTACAGTAGTTGGATTGCTAGAAAGTGTAAGAGTAGTATCTACTCCACCAGAGCTAGTATGTTTTACTTGTAAATCAGCGTCAGCAAAAAATTCAAATGGAACAGCAAATGTAGTCTGACTACTACTTGCAGTATACTGTATTCTTGGATCAGTTGCCGATATTGTTATACTCATCTTAGTCCTTTTTGTTCTACCTCGTCAAATAATGAATCTAAAAACCATACATTCTGAAACGGTAAAAGTCTACGCACATTCCTTGCTGTATGATGATTGTACTTACCTGTACCCCAACTAAACGCAATATCTGCTATATTTTCTATTTGACTAGCAGTAGGGCCAAGAACATCAGCTATTGGCATACCATAAGGCCCAAGATTTTTTCTTTGATTGTATGTTCCATATGGTTTTTTAGCTCCTAGTAATGGTCTTAAACCAAATTGATTATTACTTAATCTTTCAATAGCATTATTTACATCTGAAAAATATCCTCCTAAACCAGATCTATCAAATGCATCTACAAATTTTTGACCACTAGGTTTTTTAGAATAATCTCTATTAAATGCTTTTTGTCTAAATGCATCTACCATAGCACCAGCTGCCATTAACATTAATATACCTTCTAAAAATCTAGCATCTTTTTCTTGTAAACCTCTTAATAACATTCTTTGTGTAGAAGCTATTCCAAATTTTTTAAATTGTAATAAAACACCACCAAGTTCTGTATTTGACCATAATGGAACATCACCTTTGCCTGGAGTTACAATATCTATACTAACTTGTTTACCTAATGCAGAATGATATGCTTTTGCTGCTTTAATACCTTCTTCAGTATTATCCCAAGCTTCTGAATTAGCAACTCTTAATACTTTATAATTATCTCCAAGATCTTTCCATTTTTTTGCATTTTTACCATAACCATGTTTTGTATATTGTTTGTATATTTCTTTTGCTGTTACATCATCAATACCTAAATTTCTTAATCTCATTTTATTTACTTTATCTAATTTTCCTGTAAGTACTAATTTTTCTATAGATTCAATCATTCTAGTTCCATTAAACATACCAGCTAAACTTTTAACAAAAGCATTCCAAGGATTAGATAAATTTAAAAATGTAAAATATAAATTACCTACTGAGCTAACACCTTTTTCAAATGTATTAAATACACCATAGGTATCATCTATTCCATACATTGACATTGCTCTTTGACTAGTAATTAAATCAGTACCTTCATTTGCTAATTGTGTACTTGTTTTTGCCATTTTAAACATTTCTCTAGAATATCCTTTTGTTAATGTATCCCAACCTAATTGAAATGTTCTTTTAATTCCTAATATAGAAACTAATCTTGCAGTATCTACAACTTGAGCAATACCAGTAAGCATTGTCATAGCATTAAATAATTTACCAATTCTTATTCCTCTGCTTATACCTCTATTAGGATCTTGTGGTAATCCATATGTACCTCTTGATAATGCTATTGAAGCATCTAAATCTTTTAATTGTTCATCTTTTCTTGCAATTAATTTTTTAGTTTTAGCAGTCATAACTTTTTTACCATTTACAACTTTTAAACTATCTTCAATCATATCATCATATTCTTCTGCTATTTGTCTTATACCAATAATATTTTCTCCAGCTTTATAATTAGATCCATATCCCATTGGATCTCCAAATTTTTTTGTAATTTCAATATCAGGTGCGACTTGATTAAAGTATCTTCTTTTTATTAAATTAATATCTGTTTCAATAAAACCAGCAGCTGCTAAATCTCTATAATCAATATCTAAACTTCTAGCTTTAAATCTAGAAGATATTCTATCCATTTTAGTAAGTAATTCTGTTTCTAATAATTCTTTTGTATTATTATCTAATGTAGAAAATCTAGATAATAATCTAAATTCATCTGCTAAATTTGTATATTCAATATATGGTTGATATTCTACAAAACTTTCAATAATTTTATTTATTTCATTTTTAGATAAATATTTTGTTTTTGGACTTTCATTTATAGCTTTTCTCATTAAATATTCAAAATTATTAAATTTTCTTGTTATTTGATCTCTATCATACATAATTGGAGTATGAGATTTACCTCTTTTTAATATTCCAAATTTTTCAATATTAAGTTTTAAATTTTCTAAATCTCTTATTCTTGCTTTTATAATAGCTGTATAATTTGCATTAGTAGAAGATACTTCTAATAATTCTAAATATTGTATTCTGCTATTTACCCAATTATTAACTATTTTTAAATCTGAATATTCATTTCCTAATGTTTTAAAAAAATTATCAGTTGCTTTAGACGCTTCTATAACTGATTTATCTACATTTTCATTACCCAATCTATACATTGTAATTTCATTTCTAAATTGTTTTGGGCTCATTACTTGAGTTTTTCCTTTTTTAAATTTTGTATCAAATTGTTTTTCAACAAAACCTTGAGGATTTAAACCCTGTTTTTTTAAATATTCATTATAAGATCCTTCAATAATATTTTCATTTTTTAAAACTAATGAAGCAAATTTAGTATCAAGATTTCTTTTAACTGTTTGAGTAACACTTATCTCATCATTTATAACATTTTTAAATTGATAAAGAGGATTTTCTAATGTGTTTTCTATAAATTCTTGAGCACTACTTGTTCCTTTTTGTAAAGTTCTAAAAATAGGATTAATACCAAAATCTTCTCCTATTGGCCCTAATCCAGTTGTATAAATTTTATTTAATTTTTGTATTTGTTCTTCAGTTAATATTTTAGCATTTTTAGGAGCTGCTGCACCCATTGTGTATTTCATGTTATAAATATTATCATCAGCTTCATCTAATATATCAGCTACTTCATCAAATTTTTTTGCAGAAGAAGAAGGCAATTTTGGAAACATAGCTGGTAAAATAAAACCACCAGCACTTATAATAAATGATTCATTCATAGTTCTAGTATCAGTAAATAATCTTTTAGAAGCTTCTTCTGCAGAAATAATACCACCAAAACCAGCAGCTCTTTTTAATCTATTAGCACTTAATAAAACACTACCAGCTTTACTAAAAGCAAATAAACTAGAAGGATCTAATAATCCTCCAATTATTCTTCCAATAATATAAGCTGGAGATCCACCAACTTTTTCTTGTTTTTCATAAAATTTTCTAATTAATTCTGTAGTATGTTCAGCATTATTACTATGTAAAAAATTACCAATATAATCTCTTAAATTTTCTAATTGTGGATCTGAATATATATTATAGTTAGGATCATATTTATAAATATTAGTTTTACCTTCTATAGCTTTAGCTGCATATAAACTTCCTAATACTAAAGAATTTTCATCTGCAACACCTATTCCAAAATTAACTCCAGCTTTATATATATCTTGAAATAAATCTGTTTTTTTTATTGGACTAACATCTTTTATAGAACGAAAATTTCTACCAGCTCCAATACCTATTTCTGGCATTATTTACCTTCATCTAAATTTGTATATTGACCTTCTGCCCAAGACATAATTAATTTTGCTCGTCTGTGCATTCTTACCATAGTTCCTGATTGTTTTTTATCTTTTGCAGCTAATCCATCATTATATAATTCTTGTAATATTGTTACTTTTCTTGTTGCATATTTTGGATCAGTATTTCTTAATGCACTTCCATCATCATTATACGGACTAAAAGTTCCCATATATTTTTGATCTCCAGTATTTATATAATTTGTTACAGCTTCTATCATACCTGATCCTAATAATCCTTGATATTGTAAATCAATTAAAGCTATTCTTAAGTGTGAATTATTAACACCACTTAAATCTATTTCTTTGTTTTTAAATTTTTGTAATGTTATTTTTCTTGCTTCATTAACTTTTATATCAGTAATTTCTTCTCCATCTTTTTTTGATAATTCTTCAGTTTTATTAATTAATTTATCAATATTATATCCTCTTTTTTTAAGTTCATTAATAACAAATTCATTTTTTAAACTTAAACCATACCCAATGCTTGGATCACCTTTTATATTTTCATATACTATAGGTTTAAATACTCCGTTTTCTTCATTTTCTATAATAAAATTATAAGCAGCATTTGTATTTGTTATTCCTAAATCTTCATTAACATTTATTCTTTTTAAAATTTTTTGTGATTGTTCTTCCCAATTATCATAATTATAATCAAACCCAGGTATTAAATTAGAAACTATTTCAGCTCCTTCTTTACCTAAATTATGTAAATCATGTTTTAAATTAAACATAGTTCTTCTTATTTTTTCTGCTATTTTTCTTCTACTTGTAGTTATAATACCATCATCTGTTCCAATTATTCTATCATAATTTTTTTTTCTTTCATTAAATCCTTCATTCCATTCATCATCATAAGCACTAATCCTTAGTTTAGAAGGATTAAATTCTAAATAATCTGGTTTTTTTCCACTAAAATCATAAGGTGCATATAATGTACTTTCATCTGGATTTACTAATTCATAATATGTTCCATCATTATCATAATCTATTTTTATTCTATATGCTGGTTTTTCAATACTTGATCTTTCTCCATCATATTCAAAAACTATTGACTTATTATCAATCATATTAAACAAATTATTTTCATTTATAAAATCATTAGTAATACCTAATTCAATTTTAGATTCTTCATTTAATGACATTAATCTTTTTTGAATAGTTTTTACTGCATCAGTTTTTATTTCATCTTCACTTAAATATTTTCCATATGTTTGAAATATTGGAAATTGTACTAACTCTGCCATTTTATTGAATCCCCCAACCTTCATTATTAAAATCATTAATAGCAAACCGTATAATAGAAGTAATATCTTCTTGTATTCTCCAAATCGGTCTTGATTTAATACTATCTGCATTTACTGGATCACGTCTTGTTCTATAATAATTTATCATATAATCAGGTAATCTTTCCATAAATTTTTCCATACCTAAACCTAATTGTAATTCTTCAGCTTCAAAATCTCTTACTCTAAAATATTCTAAAATTGGTATATCTATTAATGGTTTAGTTGGTTTAGCTGGAACTGTTGCTGGATCTCCAAATAATGAAGGAGGGCCAATTAAAGTTTCTGCTCCGTATATATTAACCCAAGCTTTTTTTAATTGTGTTTTTATTTCTTCTTCAACATACTCTTTATCAATTTGTGAAATTTTTTTATTAAATTCTTCATACATTAAATCAGCTTGATTAGTTTTAATATTATTTCTTAATTCAAACCAATTTTTAATAAAATCTTGTTCTATTATGTTTTGTTTTGTTTGTTCTCTGTATGATTTATAATCTTTATAAAATTCAGTTAATAACATTTCATCAGCACTATCAAGACCTGGTATAGCTAATGATTTAAAACTTGATATATTTTGTAAAGAATTTACCATTCCAGCTATTTCTACAAGAGTATCTCTATTACCTTCTATTTCTAAATTTAAAGGATTGTTTAAATTTTCAGTAATATATTTAGATAAAACAGGAGGCATAATCCCCATATTAATTGTATATTGTTTTAATTTTTCAAAATGACTACTACCATTACCTTGTAATTGATTATTTAATATTCTAAAATCATATTCTAAACTTAATGTATCAGAAGTTCTTCCTTCTCCTGTTAAAGGATCATATGTCATTTCATAAATATGACTTTCTATAATTTGATTTTTTATTATTTCGTCTGTTAATTCGTTTTCTGGAACTCCTTCTGATAATAATAATTCTCTTATTCTTCCAATAGTACCTTGAAAAGTTCTATTATAAACTCCTAAACCATATTCTATATTATTATATAAAATTTTTTTATTATTTCTATCTTCACCCGGATCATATAAAAGTTTACTTAAAGCACCAATTATATTACTTTTTTTATTTTCTTTTATAATTTCTAATCTATCTTCTGGACTAGCATTTATATTATTTAATAATTGATTTAATTTATTATCATCATATGCAGTGTAAGGTTTAGAAGCACTACTTTTTAAACTATTAACATTTAATTGATATTCAGATTCTATAGCATTTTTTAATATACTTTGTTGTCTTTCTACTTGTGTAAAAAAATCATTTGCATATGCTAAACTATTTTCTTTTAATTGTTGTCTTTCTTCAGTTGTAGAATTAACAAGTGTACTAAATCCATCAAGATTATCTACATCAGGATTTTTTAAATATTCTTCCATATTTTTTTTAATTTGACCCATTGCTATATCTACATTTGTTTTTCCATCTTTAACCCCTTTTACATTACCACCAGATTGTATTATTTCTTGATCTAATATTTGTGCAGCTTCTAATAATGCTCTATTTTTTGAATTTAATCTTGCACCCTCAAAAGCTATTTGATGTTTTCTTTTCCATATTTCAGGAGAATCTAATCCACTTCTAAATTGTGGATCTAATGAATTATACATATTTTCATAAGAAACTGCTTTTTCTGAAAACTCAGCTAACACACTACTAAAAATTTGATTATCCCATTCTGCATAAGGAGTTTGTTCTAAGTTTCTTAAATTATTATCAAGCCATATTTGATTTCCATCTTCATTTAATTTTATTAATTCTGCTTGTTGTGCATTATAATGTCTATTAATTATTTGTTGCCCTTCTCTAGCTGCCATCATACCAGCATATTGTTTTGCCCAACCTTTATATTTATTTGGTACTTGGTTTACTAATTCAGAAACATAAGGATCTACACTTTTAGTAAATCCATTTGGATTCATTCTGTTTTGCATAGCAAAATCATTTATAGCTTTATAAGTATCAATACTAAATTGTGCTTTCCATTTTTCTTCTTCCATAGTAGCAATACGTTTAGTTTGAACATCTAAATTTTTACCAATGCTTTCAGCAGCTGTTGCTAACCAATCTCCACCATAAGTAGGAACTACTCCCATTCTACTAGCTATTGAACTAGGAGTAACTGATGTTTCTTTTTTTCCTCTAGTTAATGCCATTATAATCCATACGGATAATTAGTCCGCCCTCTACTATTATATGTATATGTTTGATTAATTGATGGTTGTTTATTTCCTTTCATATATTTATATGTTGCATAACCACTTGTTAATTCTGCAATAACAGAAGTATAACCACCAAAAACTAAATCTCTTTCTTTCATTCTATTTTCAAACATCATGCTGCTATATTTTGTATCTACAACTTTTCCCATCAGTCTAATATCTGCAACATCTTTATTCATATTTTTTGCTACTTGTTTATTAATATTTAAAAAACTCATACTATCATCTGAATATCCAGCAATAGATTGAAATGCTGCATTGTTAGCTAATTCTTCTTCAGCTTGTTGTCGTCTTTGATTTTCAGCTTCTAATGCTCTTAATGCAGCTAATCTTGATTCTGCTGCAATTCTATAATTTTCTCTTGCTAATGCAGCTCTTTGAGCTTGTATACCTTGTAATTGACCAACAGTTTGTACTCCTTGACTAATGGCAAATAATGTTGCTGCTTCTACACCACTCATGCGAACTGTAACTCCATAGCTATTCCTAATACCTTTAATGGTAAAGGATCGTTTTGGCTAATAGTAATTGTAGGATTTTTACTATAACCTAAAAAATTAAATTCTTTTTTATCTGTAACTGGACTAATGTCTGTACCAGAAGTAAAACCAGCTTGTTGTATTACTAACTCTTTTGAATTTAAATCTTGTGCTTTCATAGTTATATCTAATCCACCAGATATATCTACAATAGCTTTATTAACTCGTCTAGGCTGTCCTGTTAATGGGCCTGTATCTATTTCCTTATCTATTGGCATTGTTTCTAATATAGGAGTAAAATTAAATCCTACTCTAGTTCCAGTTGGAAAAGGAGCAGAAGTTAATGTTATTCTATTATTACTATCTACTGTAAATTCACCTAAAGATCCATTACCATATACTGCAAATACTTTATCTGTGTTTTCATAAATTGCATTTACTGTATGAACAAATCCTTCTACAATAGTTATTACAGCATTATTACTAGGAGAAGCTGCTAAGTTTTGATCTAATGTTAAATCATATCCAGCAGCAGTTTGTGTAACAGCAGTAATAGTATATTTAGTTGCATTACCAGCAATAGTAAAAGTTTCTTGTATAGCTGGTGCAGAACTAAATCCATCTACGGATAATGAGTTTCCAGTTTGACTACCACCATTTACTAATGGTGTACCTTTTTGAAATACAGTAGTAGTTGTAGAACAATCAAGAGTTATAGAATCATCATTAGCAAATCTTTCTAAAAAATACTTTGTACCAGAAGGTACTACTCTTTTTACTATAACAAATAATTGATCATTTAATGCAGCTATACTATGATATTTATCTCCAGTTTGTGTTTCCCACATAGTCCAACCAGCTATTTTTTCATCACGAATAGAATGAAATAAAGCTAATTTACCATCATCATTAGTTCCACTATTTAAGAAAAAAGCAAATTGTTCTGGTTTAGTTTCATTACCTGTCATCATAGATAATTGTTTTGGTGTGTCTATTAAATGAGAAGCTAATACAGATACACTTGTAGATCTATATGCTTGTTCAATATCTGAAAATACATATTCTCTAATTGCTTTACCATTTTTTTGACTAAACAAAGAAGCTCCATCAAAAGGTATTGGCGCAGCTCTATTGCAGCCATAAGGTGTTTGTCGAAGAAATGCTATACTTGCTGGAGTAATTGCAGCAGATTGTGATGATACAGGTACATAATATTCACCACTGTCAGTAAATATTTGTAAGTTACGAGAAGATACAAAATGTCTTATCTCATTTACTGTATCACTTGCAATAGCAACATTAATTCCTTCGTTAGCTAAACCAGTTCCTAAATCAAAATTAAAATAACCTCCAATTTGACTAGCAATAACAGCAGAAGGTTTATCTCTTACACCTCCAAACCATAATCTATTGTCATGAAATGACACTGCCTGGGGGTAACCTCTTTCAGCAGATATTAATTGTTCTTCCCAATCAGAGTGTGGGCCTGTGCTTACAGTATCTTCTATAACAGTAACAGTTACTTCAGTAGCACTTGTAAATCCTGTTACTTTAACTTGTTTACCATTTACTCGTAAATATGTGCCATTATGATTTGATGTAAAAGCATCTGCACTAGCAGTAAGAGTTCTTCCTGTACCAGTTGCATGAGTAGATAATGTAACTGTAATTGATGAATCTGCATATTTATAAAATGGTTGTTCACTTTTATTTACACCACCTACTGTAACTGAATCATCTTCTTCAAAGCTAAATGCAGATACAGTAAATGTAGAAGCACTTGTTCTTTTTATTTCTCTAATTGGATTATTTCTATGTGTTAAAAATACTGTGTCACCAAACTGTGCAAAATTTAATTCAAATAATTGAGCAGTAGTCCAGTTACAATTAGAAGTTATATTAGATTGTATTACAGCACCAGCATTAGAATAAACATCAAGTCTATTGTTTGATAAAACAAATAAAGCTACTTCATCATTAGAAAATATAAATGGAATTATTCTACATTCTGCTGGCATTGTAGCCATATACTCAGTAGCTGGTCTACGCATTACTCCACCTTCATCTAATAAATACCAATTACGAACTTGTTTACCACCTTCAAAATATGCTTTAGCGTCAGTTCTAGCATTAAGAAGATTATTAATTTCTCCAGCTGAAAAATTGGTATATACTTGTCTTACTTTTCTAGGCATTATCCGACTACAAGTCCACTACGACTGCTTCTTCTTTCTGTTATAAATCTATCAGTAGAAAGTGTTTTGGTAGTAGTTTCTTGTGAGTCAGTATTTTTAGCTATTAACATTTGTCTTTCACTCAGTTGATCAAATTCTCTAACTAGAGCTGCGTCTCTTGCTACTGATCCACCAAAAATACTAGCCAGTTTATATTCTATTGCTAATCTAAAATGAGGAGGAAACTGATCTTCGCTTTGTCTAAATATATAATCCATTATAACTGTGCTTTGAGATCCAAAACCATCTAAATAAATTTTATCTTCATATCTATTATACTGTATTAATGCATCATTAACTGTAACTGCTAATATTTTTAAACATTCAGGATTAGCTGGTATTTGATATGCATATTCAAATCTACCAGTAGGAGAGTTTGCTAATAAAGATAATTGTTGTTGTCCTGTTGCAAATCTCCAATTATGTCTAGTTAAACTAGATTCAATAATTTCTTCATATATTGTATTAGTTACGTTAGCTTCTGTTGTTCCATCAGTAAATGAAGCAATAGGATTTGCTCCTATCATTACTAACGCTCTTGAAGCTATATCTACTTTGGTTACTGCCATACACTATTTTTTCTTTTTTCTGTATGTTGTTGATTTTCCTTCATAAACTTCAGAAGGCATTAAAAGAGATATATTTTTACCACTTATATTAGATATTCCATATGTTTTTCCTAAATATTGAGCAGTATTTAAAAATTCATTTTTTCTTTTATATGGCTCACTTGATTCTAAAATACTATCTAATACAGCTAATTTAGTTCTTACATCATCTATTTGTGTTGTTGTTAATTCTTTTCTTGAAAAAATAACATTTTTATTTTTATCTCTAAATGTTGTAGAAAATCTACCATCAGGTAATCTAGAAATATCATATAAAGATTCTGGTTTCATAGTAGATTTAATAACAGATTGTGCTAAAGCTCCAGTTAATAAAGCAGCTCCACCTAATTCAGCAGCTCTAGTTGGATCTTTTCCTATTGCTTTACCTAATGTTGTACCTTCCATTAATTTAGAAGTTTTTTCTTGAGCTTTTGCTGTAACTTTTTTTGCACCTCTTATAGCTTTTTTTGTAGCTTGTTGTGCAGTTGCTGCTGCACCAGTAACAATATTAGGAGTATTTTGTATTGCTTTAGCTTTTTCTAAACCTTCAGGACTTACTTTTCCTTGTCTAACATTTTCAAAACCTTTTGTAGATCCTGTTTTCTTATATTGTTGCATAGCAGTATCTAATTCTTTAGATACTACTTTTTCTGTTTGTAATCCTTTAACTCTACGACCTTTAGTTTCTAAATCTTTTTTTTTCTTTTTGGCAGCACTTATAGCTTTGCCAACTATTTTTTTACCTACACCTATTGCTGCACTTATTGCCATAATTTCTCCTATTTGACTAGAGGGGGATAAACCCCCTCATAGTTGTTAATCTCCTTATGCAAGAGCTACTGTTGTTACAGTAGTTGCACCTGTTTCAGAAGTAACTGTAATTGTGTCCATTTCGTGAGTACCACCTACACCGATTGAACAAAGGATAACATCACCTTTGCTTAATTCTTTGTAAGCAGAATTGAAATAACCTGAAGCTACAACAGCTGCTTTAGCATCACCATCAGTATAAAACCATAGTGAATTTCCAGCACCCATTCCAGCAATTTTCTTAATCGGATTTGAAGTTGCGTATGCCATTATTTATCTCCTATTCCGCACACTTCTGTACTCTAATACCATTAGTATCAATTAGAATTGATCCCATGGATAGGTAAGAAGTCATTAAGTGAGATACCTTTTCAGGTATATAGTTTACTTCAGTTCTAACTTCAGATCCTACACCTAGACCCATTGATGACTTGTGCCATGCAATAGTGTGTCTATCAGTAGATCCAGATGTGTCTAGACCAGAATGTACAAATACTAAGAAACCTAAGAATTTTTTCGCTGTGTAATTCATACCAGAAAAAGGTAATTCGTTAGATCCAATGTATTCCATTCTTGACCATTGATCATCATCTAATAAGTTAGACCATTGGTTAGGGCCGATTGCCCAGTATCTTCCGCCATCATCAGGAACGCTGTTAGTTCCGAAAAGCGCTTGCATTTCTTGGAACTTATCTACGTTCATGTCAGTTGCCACAGTACCACCTTGTGCACCAGCATTGTTAGCTAGTGTAGTAGCAGAACTCATAGCATCTGTAATGATAGAATCAGTTTTACGACCAAGAGCATATGCTGCATTATTTGCAACAACTGATCTTTCGTCAATATTGGTTTTAAGCTCGTCTAGTTTGTCTACGTAATCAGACGCATAGAAATCAGCTAGAGTTGCAGTTACATTTGTGTGAGAAATGTTCATAGCAACTACTTCTGCGTGTCTTGCTTTGCTTGTAGCTTCACCTGTTCCAACTTTTTGGAATTTTACAGATTCGCCACTTACTCCGTTTACAGTACGCACTAGGCTTTTTAGCTTACTACCCATTCTTTGATATGCCATATGCACTTCAGCTTCGAACTGAGTGATAAAAGCATTAGTAATAGAAGCAGACATTTTAACCTCCGTATGCTTGTTAAGTTTACCTAGATTGTCTCAGAGGAGTTTGATATGTTATCTTTACAGGCATATCTAGGGCCTTAGAGGTCTATTTATTCTTTACTGACATTTTTTTTAATATTTTTCAACTCACAAATATTAACAACATTTTCTTTAGGAATGACACAAGTATCACCAATATCTGTATCATTATATGTCATATACAAAATTAATACGTCATCATCATCTTTTAACACATATCCTTCACTATAATTTATAGCTGGTTTTAATTTTTTACCTTCAATAGGATCTAGCCATTCAGCAAAAGATTGTGCGTCACGCCAAGTAGCTTTAACTCGCCTTCTGATTTCCGTAGTACTTTTCATATAAGTTACTTACTTTATTAATATAAGCTTGATCTCTATCTCCATCTTTCCAATATCTAGGATCTTTCATCATAGATCTAAGATCATCTAAACTAGGAGCAGCATCAATAGCTGTTTCTGTTTGTGGTATTGGTGCATCTTTATTAAGTTTCATTATTTCTTCTAATGCTTTTACACCTTTAGCTGTGCTAGCAAATTCAGATATAGCATCATAAGAATCAGTAGATAAATTTTTCTTACTCCACAAATCAGCAGCTTCTATTCTTGCATTTGCACTTTCACCTAATAATTGTTTTTCATTATCAAGATCAGGCAAACTTCCTATTTCATTATTAACAAATGCTTCTATTCCTGTATTAAATTGATCTTGAGATAAACCAGCTTCTTTTGCTGTTTTTTGCCACCATTGTAATAAAGGCATTTCAGGATCAATATCCATTTGTACATTTTCTGGTATCTCAGGCATACTAATTTCATAATTTTCAGGAACTTTGGCTTTTACTTCATTAGCTATATCTTCTCTAATTTGTTTAGATAAATCTTCTGTTCTTGATCCTAATTTTTTTTCTAATGAATTATAACTACTAGATAATTCTTCTATATTAATTTCATTAGTATCTTTGTTCCAAAATTTATCTTGAACAAAGTCTGGTTTAGAACTTTCTTCTGTTTGTTCTGTTTGTGTAACTACTTCTTCTTCCATTCTTTACCTCGCTTAATTCTATTTTTAATTTGTTGCAGCATAAATCGTTGTCCTTCTAAATGCCATAATACTCTACTATCAGCAGTAGGATTTACTGTAGTATTCATAACAATACTATCGAAGTATTCCAATATTTTTTTACCATCAGGATCAGAAAAAACTGCAGCAAATATTTGATCTATTTCGCTGGTATCTTTTTTATTGTCCTTGTGGCGATTGACTAGGGATTCCCAACTCATTTTCTGCCATATTAGACTGTTGAGACATATTTTGCAATGATTGAATTATTTGTTGCTGCTCTTGAGGATCTCTTATTAATTTTTCTGGTAATCCTAATTTTTCTGCTAAATATCTAGCTACTTCATCTTGTTTAACAATCATATTAAGAATTTGTGGGCCAAATGTTTGAGCTAATATTGCATTAAAATTATTAACTACTGCAACATCTTGTTGATGTTGAGCTTGAGCTAATGGTGATTGAGCTATAATAGTTACTTCTCT